GTTAATTATAAATAAAAATATCTTATAAAATTGAATTATTTATTTGAAAATAAATTAATAATACACTATACTATATTAAGTATAATATGGCAAAATTATATATAACACCAAAAGCATCAGTTAATATAAATAATATAAATATATCTAATATTAAAGCATCTTACTATAATAATTCATTATATATAAATTCATTTGGTATTAGAACTACTATTGGTGGAAATACTCCACATAATAAAATAGAATATTTATACTATTTAATTAATAATAAATTATTATATACAGAAGTTGGATTTCCCCAATATTTTATTAAAAATTTTATAAATCATAAATTTTATACTATATTTATAAATGTTGATAAAATCAATAAATATATTAAATCATTGGAAACTAATAATACGATAAATACTAATCAAATCAAATATATATATTTAGTGAATGATATTAATAAATTTGCAGATAAATCACCTAACCCAGATTTACATGACTTTAAACTTAATTGTAAATTTAGTGTTACAAATAATAAATTAATTATTCCAGATAGTATAGTATATAATAATACAGATTAATTGAAATATGATAATACATTATTTAATATTTCGGTAAATTCATTTTTAATAGATTTTTTTTGTTGTTCTATTATTAATATTAATTTATTTTTATAACAATCAACATCATCTACATACTCTATTAATGTTTCTATATTTAGATTATATAATAATTCAAATATATTATTAAACTCTATTTTATCTATTATTACTTTATTATGAATGATACTATTTAAATTATTTGTTATAAAACTAAATATATCTAATATATACAATTGTAATAATGAATCATCCAAATTATTATTACCAATATCAAATAATAGTTCTAATTTGTCTAATATTATATATAGTAATTCAAAATTAATTGCTATTTTATATAATTCTATACATATTAGCTCAATACTATTGTTTGATTCAATACTATTGTTTGATTCAATACTATTGTTTGATTCAATACTATTGTTTAATTCATTTAAAAATATATTATTAAATTCTATATTGATATTATAAAAAATTAAATAATTATTTATATATTCGTTATATTCTATACATTCCATATTTTCATCTATATTAATCATTAATTTTAATATATATTATATATTATAACAATTTTCCGCCATTGATAATAAATTTAGTATCTAATTTTTTAAGTAATAATATAAAAAAATCAGTATATACATCCAACATTTTTAATGTTTCAATAAATTCATTCCTACAATTGTTATATAATTTAATAGAACCATCTAACCCCAATAACTTAATATGATTATTTATATTATTAGATTCCATGTCCTTCTCTATGTCTTCAAAATCATCATTTATCTGAAACATATACGCAAAATTTTTAGATAATAATAAAATCTTATCTTCTATAGTATTGTATTTAGTATTATATTCATTAGTAGATATAATAAATGGTGATAAAAATGCTATAACAAACAAGGGGTATGTTTTTAAATTTATTTTTTCAATAGATGTAAATTGAATATTTGAATCTGTGATATTTAAATCATATAGTTGTCCTTTTGATATATTAGAGTTTTGTTTTGAAATAATATTTACCAAATTAGTAAACTTTGATATAGATATGTTTTTATTATTTGTATTTGTATTTAAATAAAAATATTTTGATGATAATAAAAACATATAATTTGCCACTAATTTAGATTTTCGTAATCCAAACATTTTATATACACATAATTTACCACGTCTATGAATATCATTATCCATATTAGGCATATCATCTAAAATTAATGATGCGCTATGTAATAGTTCTATTCCAATTATTAAATTATCCCTTATTTTATTTGATATATTTATCTTACTATTATTACATAATTCATATATAATCATTGGACGTAATCTCTTTCCACCATCAAATGAATAATCAATCATATTCCGCAGTTCTTTATTTTTAATGGTAATCAAAAATAATGTTAAAATGTTATTAACATTGTTTAAATACATAATTAAAATACAAGATAAAATAAAAAATATATTATAACTTACTAAGTTGGCGAATAAATACTACAACCACCGACTTTTATATTTTGAACACTTTTATTATTATTCGTATTATTTTCATCACTAGATATTTTAGATATAAATGATGGATAAAATTTTTTTAAACTATTACCTGAATGGGTTCGCTCATCTTCGTACATACTGCATTCTATTTTATCATAATAATATTGTTTATTATTTGGAACTGGTTCAACTCCAAAAGAAGCACCATATTTTTTATTATTATTCGCATCATACGATTTTACATTTTTACCTGTTTGAATATCAGCACAATAATATTTTACTCCTTTTAACCCATCATTATTAAAAGCACCTTCTATTTTATAAATAGCAGAATTAGGCGGGCATTGAAATGTACCTTTTACATCATCTTGGTTAAATGAACCATAACCATCTTTATGAACTTCGGTTGCTTTACCAAATAAATCTATATTATGCGATTTAGTATCATGAACTTTATTTTTATCAACCAAATATTGTAGTTTATTTATTTTTTCACTATCTTTATTGAAATTAACCATAGCACCAATAATTGGTTTATGTGAATTAGTATTATTAAAAATAGGGTCCTTATTAGTATCATCATCTTTACCATTACCAATAACTTGGTTTCCTAATACGGATGAACCAATTTTAGTCCATTCATATTTGTAGCTATTATTTATTTTAGTATCTATTATTTTATTATCCACAATTATTTCTTTTATTTCTTTATTTTTACTATCTTGTCTAAATTTGGCAATTTTAGGTTTGGTGATATCACACGAATCATTGATTCCTTGATTACCCCTTTTACCACGAATACCTCGCGCACCTTTTTTCCCTATAACTGTTTCTCTATATTTAGTAAATACAAATCTAAAACAAGCTATACATATATTTATTAACAAAAATACACTAAAAATATTATAAACAGATATAACATATTTATCGGCATTTTTTTTTTCAAATTTTAAAGCAAAATATCTCAATACAAAAAACATGAGAAATATTAATATTAATGATGCTGTCCGATACATTCTCCAGGTTATATTAAAATATTTTGGTTTATATTGTTCAACCTTTTTATCTATACCAGTATTTGGTAAATTATTTAGATAATTAGTATATTCACCACCTAATTTATTTACATCCGCTTTTACATTATTATATGATTGTTCAGCGGCATCATATGTAGATTTAAAATCACCTTCCATTATTTGATCCAAATTTGTATTCATTAAATATAATAAATATTTTTATTAAGTTATTATACTAATATATATTTATTAGCCATTATACTAATATTATGTTTTTATAACACATTCATGACATACAGACTCGTCAGCCACCCACGGGGCTTCCGTTAATCCATTATGTATTATATAGTTTTTATTACAATTATTAAAAGTAAATCCTTTACACGTGGGTGATAAAGAACATGCATTTTTGGCTTCTTCTATGGTTCCTGAAACTGGTTGTGACTTATTTAAAACTATGCATTCTTTCTTATAATATGAATCATATGTTGCTTTAGGGATATATTTTTCTTCGGGTTCTTCTGGACAACGGCCCGCTATACCATTATTGTTACGGGGTAAATCTTTATCTCCTATAACATTATTCATAGTACCCATATTAACACTTTTTTCCTTTTTACTTCCATGCATTCTTTTTGGTTTAGGGATAAAAGAATCGCGTCTAAATTTAGTTATATATTTATCGAAATGTTTATCAAATTTTTGATAATTTAAACATACAAATTGGCATCCAGATTCAAAAAAATAATTTGGATGATAATTATGTGTAAAAAATTTTGCTTCATTGGGAGTTACTATTGTTAAATTATTTTTATTATATTCCCGCAATTCACCAGAATTAAATTTAATAGATTTAGTAAATTTTACGGCTGGGTCTAAAGATTCATAATTAATTTTTGTTATTATCTCATTTTTCCAACTACTATTAACTAATTCTTCTAATGAACTGTTTTCATAACCACCACTAGTTATTATAACTATTTTTTTTTCAAATTCTGTAACAAACTCTTCTGCCAAGTTTATTTTACCATAAGTATATCTATTATCTAGCAAATATTTTTTAAACCGCTTGTATATAATATTTTTTATTTTATTTAAACAATTATAATTATTATTTGTATTTAAATTTATCAATAAAAAAAATGGGTCATCAAAATTATTCACATATCCAGGAGAAAATATTGTTATGGCAAGTAATTTACAGAAATCATCAAATAATATTGTATTTAATGATAATTTCCATTCACCTTTAATAAATCCAGTGCTTATAACTGGTTCGGCATTATCCCCCATTTTACTATTAAATACATCAACGTACATACTACGAACACCACTTGTAATTATTTTTTTTGTTATTTCTAAATCAATATAACTAACAAATTGATTATTTACCACATATGGTCTAAAAGCACTAGAAATATAAAAATCACATAATTTTAGTTTTTTATTATTATCCATTGATAATTTGCTATTTACATGCATATATTTATCTAAATTTACCATAATGTTTAATGTCTTAGATAATTTATAACTATGCGAAGTAATATATACTATATAAACTAATACAAATATAATAAAAGATGTTGAAATTAATACTCTATTTTCATTTACAGATTCTAATACCTTTTTAGTTTTATCCATTAATATTTAAAAATATTAAATATTTAGAAATATTTAAAAATATTTAATATTTAATTTAAATTTAATTAAAATTTTTTTTCGATTTAAAAATATTTGTATATATTTATAAAATGAATCCAGAACCACTTTTAACAAATACAAACAATAGTTATACATTGCTCCCCATAAATTATAATAATCTATGGAATTTATATAAGAAAGCACTAGCATCATATTGGACTGTAGAGGAAATAGATTTATCTAAAGATATGAATGATTGGAATAAATTAAATAATAATGAACAATATTTTATTAAAAATATATTAGCATTTTTTGCTGGTAGTGATGGTATTGTTGTTGAAAATTTGGCGATTCGTTTCATGAGTGATATTAAAGCAAATGAAGCTACATGTTTTTATGGTTTCCAAATAGCTATAGAAAATATTCATAGCGAAATGTATTCACTGCTTATTGACACATATATTAAAGATAATGATGAAAAAAATAAATTATTTAATGGTATAGATACTATACCATGTATAACTAAAAAAGCAAATTGGGCTATAAAATGGATTAATGATACCAATTCATCATTTGCTAAAAGAGTTGTAGCATTTGCTTGTGTAGAAGGAATATTTTTCTCTGGTAGTTTTTGTGCTATTTTCTGGCTTAAAAAACGAGGATTGATGCCTGGTCTAACATCTAGTAATGAATTAATTAGCAGAGATGAGG